TGCTTGCCCCCTAAAGTACGCAGTACCCTCGATAACCTCGACGAGTTCAGGAGGCAAGAGTAGACCATCTCTGAAACATAAGACAGCAAAGCCTGAACACCAAGGAACAGGATTGTCCTCGATGTAAGTGAACTGATTGCCATCAGGATCGGCGAGCATCCCTGTAGATATGCCGTATCTACGTCCGCGATAGTCGCCCCATCCTTTGACTTCTAAAAGATGGGTATGCCCTGAGACCGTAGATATGCCTGCTTTCAAGGTGTTGTTGTAGCCAGAGTGGATGCCTGAGTGTTGGAGCCTGTGTTTAATCATGCAGATGTCATTGACCATCACCGACCAACTGACAGACCACTCCGGTAGATGATCCTTAAGTGTTGTGCCTTGGATGCCTTTGTACTCAGGAACAGAGCCTGCTAGTTTTTTGTCAAACCGTATGTCATGGTTGCCTGTAGTTCTATGTAAGAAAGTACCTAGACCTTTGCAAGCCTTGACGATCTGATCCATATGCCACTGAACCGCTTCGAGTTCATCGCGTAGGCTTGTGACTGGCTCCCAGTCCATAGGGCCATACTTGGAGATAGTCCCGCCATCAAGAATATCTCCGTTTGCGATAATCGCTTTGGGCTTTAGGGTCTTGATGAGTTTAAGGAGCGCATTGAACCCCGCAGAAGGTTCTCCAGGCATGAAGTGAGCGTCAGAGAATACGATCACATAGCCTTCAGTTTCTAGCGTCGCTCGTCTACGATTTTCTGGTAAGGTAAAACGAGCGTCTTTTGTGGGGAGAAGGATGTTGTATTTCTTCTCGATTGCCCTTCTTCGCTCGTACACATTGCGAAGGGTAAGACCGATACGGTCTGAAATCTTAGTTGGGCTCCCTAGTTCTTTCCAGACTGCGATGAACTCTTCATCTTCTGACTTTTTTCTCACGCCAAGCTCCGCGCTCTATGCTCTGGATCATCTTGCGCGGAATCACCAAAGACTGAGCAATTGCGTCGTCAGTCAATGACTGACAAATTTTCACGCCCTGCTTGGTCTCTCCTAACAAAAAGCCTATAGAAACAACAAGCGGAACCTGAAAGTCCTTGGCTTTCTCTGGGCTATCACCCCACCCAAGAGTGTCGTGGCAGGCATCTTCCCAAACTACTTTAACTATCTGCGGGAGGCTTTTCATTCTTCTTGTCTTTTATCGCGTGATACCACTTCCAGACAAGCCAACCGGATTGAAGCACAATATATAACAACGTGGCAAGAGCGACCCACTCATTCAGTGTCAATCCACCAACAGTAACGGCAGTGGTAATGGCTATAGGAGGCGCAGCCTTTACGGCCTCCGTGAGCACATCGCTCTTTTGCTCCGGTGTCATGGCATCTCAACCCAGTTCACGGTATCTTCGTTCCAAGAATACATCTTCCCGTCAGCAGGCATTGCTACAGGAGCTTCCCATTGAGCTTGAGCGTTTAACAACCAACTAGCAAAGGGCTTTGGTGGCACAAATGCGTCAATATCTTGCCTGTAGGTGTATCCAATGCCTGCGTAGTTCTTCCTGATGTTGCCGTTATAGCTTGTCTGCTTCCACGTTCCACCGAGAATTTTCTCTAGGTGTGCAGCACCGATATGTTCTTTCTCAACGCCAAACGCATCAGCCGTGTCTTTGTTGTCTACTACGACAACACGCAGGACTACGTTGTTTGCATCCAATTCCGCAAAGTGACTCATCTAAGCCTCCAACCTTAAGCCTGTTAAATCCATCTCTTCCCCGACAACACCGACAGGGAAGGTATTAAACGATAGTGAGATTCTTGTGTCCTCGCCATTTACTTCAGGAACCATATGCGTGAGCGACGAAGGAAAGAGAATCAAGCGACCTGCGTAAGCCTCAAACCACCAACTCTCACTGTTGTACGGGTTCCATTGGTCGGGAGGAAACTTGATCTGCTGCCAGCCATCTTTGTAGAAGTAAATCCTGTCATCAGGGTTGGTCTGCACATAAAACACACCTGAGATGTAACTATTTGGATGAGCGTGTTTGTGGTGGTACTGGCCTTGCTCGCTGTAATTGCACCAGCTTTGCGTGACTCTTAACGATACATTGTGCTTAGGATTGACTGTGGACTTGAAGTATTCGCCTACAGCATCTTCTATGAACGATCTTAGGTTCGTCAGTACAGGGCTGCGAAGTACGAAGTTATCAGTGCTAGTTGTGTTTCCCTGATTAGGCCTTGTCTGTAGCTCACGGATGAAGAACAGCTCCTCATCGCTTAATGGGCGACCTAGTTCAGCAAAGCCTACAGGGATGGGGAATAAGTTATGCAACTGCACGCTCAAACTCCTCTTTGGCTATGCCCATCTCTTTTAACTGCTCGTCGGTGTAGATCGTAGGGATGGAGTCCTCAAACTCTCTGATCTTGTCTATCACCCAGTAGACCTCTTCAATACTCGGACAAGGTCTAGGATCATCCCAGCGTGTGAAGACGTTGTTAGATATTTCCCACTTAGCCCCAGGACGAAGCAGGTGCATGGCTGTGTCGATGCCTAAGAAGCGATATGTTTTAGTAGTCATGTTATTGATTGATTTTGATAATTACGATGCCGGAGCCGCCAGCACCACCAGCCCTATAAACAGAGCTATCAAACCCGCCGCCACCTCCACCGCCACCTGTATTTGCCGTTCCTGCTGACCCTGCAAAAGTGTTTGAGCCATTACCACCACCGCCAGTAGCACCTGTACCCGCTGTATAAGTAGGTCTTGCACCGCCACCGCCACCACCAGCATACGTCACTGATGAACCTGAAATGCTTGATGCCGCGCCAGCGCCACCGTTGCCACTTGTTGTAGATGTTCCTGCCACTCCGGCACCACCACCTCCACCACCTCCACCTGTACCATAATTAGGAGCGCTATTGTTGCCATTTCCTCCGTCATAACCTTGCCTCGGTGGTCCGGCAGTTCCTGTCCCGCCAGGAGCAGGGCTTGCTGCTCCAGCAGACCCACCTCCACTACCTCCATTCAAACCCGATGTAACATCATTACCACCGCCGCCACCGCCACCATCAGAAACAACCCCAGGGGTAGCAAAAGGAGAAGGTGAAGAGCCTCCTACAATAGATGAATTGCCTCCATTCGTACCTCTTGAAGCGGGAGATCCATCAGTTCCTCCAGGACCTCCAGCCCCAACTGTGATAGTTAGTGTTGACCCTACAGAAACCGTTTGGCTTGATCCAATTCTAAAGCCGCCCGCGCCACCTCCACCGCCTAATTCTCCACCGCTTCCACCGCCACCAACCACTAAGTAATCAATACTCGTTACGCCAGTAGGCACAGTCCATTGTGTCGTGCCTTTGAAGGTGAAGACCGTTTGTGATGGTACGGTGTACTTTAGGATGACGATACCGGAGCCGCCTGCGCCGCCAACAACTAAGGAACTAAGATAAGAAGCTCCACCACCACCTCCGCCAGTATTAGTTCCTCCAGCCGAGCCAGGATTATTCCCGCCTGATGCGCCAGCATTACCACCGCCTCCTGCCCCTCCAGACCCTCTTGTACCTCCGGTTCCATAAACTCCACCCCCACCGCCACCTGCATAGGTAACTGATGATCCAGTTATCGTAGATGCCGTTCCAGCGCCACCGTTACCACCAACCGTAGAGGTTCCATTAGTCCCCGTTCCTGTTGATGCGTCAGCGCCTCCTCCCCCACCTGTTCCGTAATTTGGAGCGCTTGCGCTGCCTGATCCTCCGGTTCTACCTTGCTGTGGATTTGATGGAGCGTCATTACCGCCAGCAGATGTTGCGGAAGGTGTATTGCCTGTTCCGCCAGTGCCTCCAAAACTTCCACCACCACCTGAACCACCTGATACACCATTGGATAAAACATACCCGCCCTGACCGCCACCACCGCCACCATAGGCTTTTAGAGTATTGGTTCCTGCGCCTGACGGACTTTCTGTAATTGGTGAACCAGCAATGGATGAGTTACCACCAGAGCCGCCCGTATTCCCAGGCGATGTTCCACCAGCGGTTCCGGCTGCTCCAACTTCAATGGTATAAACACCATCAGAATTAGGGCCACCAGTAGATGAAACAGTTAATCCCGTTCCCGTTCTAAAACCACCAGCGCCACCCCCGCCTCCATAACCGCCCCCACCACCCCCACCACCAGCCACTACCAAATAATCAACTTCTGTCACCCCAGTAGGGCAAGTCCACGTTGAGGTAGCCGTAAAGGTTTGGATGATGGTGTAGCCTGTGGTCGGCCAGATGCCTTGTTTCTGAGCAAGAAACTGCTCCATAAGCGACCAAACACCTTTGGCCGATGTTGTGGTCGGTATGTTTGCTGGGCCTATGACCCCACCGTTACCGCGTGGCATCAGGAAATCTCCTCGTAGGAGCAAACCACTTTCAGGTCTGAGGATGTGCCAGCCGTTGCACCTAGAGAACGATCTTCTTCTAGGTAGATATAAGCGTCTTTATCAATCACCACCAAAGTCGCATCCGCAGGGACACTTACCGTAGAAGCGATCTGTGTTGCTGTACCACCTAGTGATGCAGCCGAGTAGTAGTTGATCGTAATGTCAGCAGCCGAGGTTCCGTCTACGTTGCTGACGTACAGACTATTGATCTTAAGAACCTTGCCTGACGATGCAGCATTACTAACGATAGACGTTGCGCTTGTGGACGATAAGTCCACAGTCACGCTTTTACCCGTGATCGTGGTCGGTGAAACTAAATTAGGTGCAGCCATTTGTTATCCCCAAATCATTGAAGCGGTAACGGGAGACATACCGCCACTTGATGCGGTTGCCCAAGAGAGCGTTCCTGATCCGTTTGTAGAAAGTACCTGACCATTACTTCCATCTGTACTCGGTAGCGTCCAAGTTACGTTAGAAGATACAGTCCCAGGAGCCTTAAACGCCACATAGTTAGACGAATCGGTATCTGCAAACCTTAACGCACCCGTAGCGCCTAATTGTACGTTCGTACCATCCCAGGTTAAGTTAGCCGAGCCACCAAACGATCCAGAGCTATTGAACTGAATCTGAGTCGTTGAGCCTCCAGGTGTTGCAGATACGCTCGTCCAAGATAAGTTACCTGAACCATCCGTGGACAAAACATTTCCGTTAGAACCAGACGATGACGGGAACGTGATCGTTGTAGTTCCGCTCGATGCAGCCTTCAGTAAGACAGAGGCAGTTCCCGACCCACCGTAAGTTAACTTAACGCCCTTGCCTGAACCTCCGGTGTTTTTCAGGTCGATAGTCCCATCTGCGTAGACAGAACCATCTGCTGCTAGATAACCTTGACCGACTAAAACACTGGTCCAGTAGAGTGCGGAACTTTGCTTGATAGCCTTTCCACTTGTCCCGTTAAAGACAGCAATAAAGTTATCGGTCGAAGAAC